TATTGGAAGGGTGCCTGTGACCCCGGTAGTTAGGGGTAGCCCCGTAGCACTTGTCAGGACTACAGACTGTGGAGTCCCCAAGATGGGTGTCACCAACGTGGGGCTATTTGCGAAGACATTCGCACCGGAACCTGTTTCGTCAGTCAGTGCCGCAAGTAGGTTGGCAGAGGTGAATGACCCTAACACTGCAGCATTACCTGTAGAAGTCACCATGCCAGTCAGGTTAGCGTTGGTGGTCACATTGCCTGCGGTCAAACCTGCGGCGGTTCCTGTGGCATTTGTAAGTACTACGACCTGCGGAGTTCCCAATAAGGGTGTAACTAGGGATGGGCTGACGTTTAGCACGTTTGCCCCGGTACCCGTAGTTGATGTGGAGCCTGTACCGCCGTTGGAAGCTGGAACGACACCCGCAGCAGTCATAACCGCCGTTAACGCAAAATCGCTTCCGGTCCACACTACGGTGGCTAGGTTGAGTGGGGTTATAGAGATTCCTGTCGTCGGTCCAGCGCCCACGATCTTCACGTTGAAGCCGCCCGTGGTGTTGTTGAAGACGATGTACGTCTTGGAGGATGCGGGTACGGTGATTGTGCGTACAGCGGTCCGGGCACCTGTGCACACGATGACTGCGTACTGAGACGATGCAGTTGTGAGGGCCGCACCTGACGTTTTGGTCAGCGTCACGTCCGCGTCTGTGGTTAGTGTGTTGGTCCCGGCGATTGCAGCGTCGAGGTACTGTGTCATGTAATTGTTAATCACATCCCCCCACGTACCTGAGAGTTCGCCTTGAACCGGGAGGGCTAGGCCCAGCAGTGGTGTATTGCCTGTGGTCATGTTCGTTCCTTTAAGTGTTTACGTTAACCCAGCCGGGTATTTGAGTGGTGTCGATGGTAGTCCAGCCGGGTGTCTGCACCGTACCCACATTCTGCCAGTTTGCAGTCTGCGTGTCATCTATTGGATTCCACAGGTACGCCCCGACAACTGCGTCAGAGATCGTTACCAGCACCAGTACTGAGGCGTTGAATGTGCCGTTGCTAGCAGGTGAATCCGTCCCAGTGGTTACTTCGGCAAGATTGGCGCTGAATATGGACGCAGCGACTGCGGTTACGTCTACGGCTGTGGCTGTTTCATCCAAGGTTACAACGAACACCACTTTGCTTGAGGTCGCATCCGTAGCAGTAGTCGTGTCAGTAACTCGGCCTACAAACACTACGCTACTTGATATTGGGTCGGATGCCGTTAACGCCTCTGTTACAACAGCCGCATACCGAACGTACCCGACACTTGTATCAGTAGTAGTTACGCCCTCCGGTATCGACACAAGCGCGGTAATCAACGTGTCTGCAGAGTCGGTAGCTGTAGCGGCTTCTAACGCGTCCCCGAAGAACACTCCTGTCGATACTGTTGAAGACGTTTCATCCGCTACCGCTGCAGCTTCGGCTACAACGCCTAGAAACACTCGTGACGCAGACGTGTCTTCGGTAACAGTGCTAAGCTCTGATAACCCTGCTAAAAACACACCAGCGGCACTGACGGTATCACTAGTACTAGCTGTATCAGACCAGTTAACGTTGTACACGATTCCTGTAAAAGACCAGCCCGTATTTCCACTTACGTTGGTGCTGGCGCTAGCGGTCCAAGTAGCCCCGCCCGTGGCGGTGGAATCCTGAATTGATAGGTACGAAACAGAGACAGTGCCACTGGCTTTCGAGAGCGTTGCTGCCGTGCCTGCGGTACTACTGTTGATCGTAATCAGATTGCCAGCCGTGCCCGTCAAGCTGAAGTTGGCTACCGTTGTAGTGGTACTTGAAGTGAAAGTAACTGTGGCTGGTTGGACGGTGTTGGTGATGTCCGTGAAGGTGTTGGCACCAGTGATGGTTAACGCACCCGCGCCGCCTTGATTCAACGTGCAGTTATAGGTTGCACCCGCGCCAACAAAAGTTTTGGCTGACGCGCTGGTCATGCTTATAGACCCAGTACCTGTCCCGGCGGTGGTGGTAAAGTTATTAGAGGTATTGTTTCTAAAAACATTGGTACCCGATGCAGCCAACACTAAGGACCCGCCGTTGAACGTAATATTTTTCAGCGGCCCAGATATAGCAGAAATCAAAAACGTGGCAGTTGTCGTGGCTGACAAAGTTAAAACTTGGCCGTTCAAATCCGCAGTACCTTGGCTTAGCGTAAAAGCTCCTGCTACTGCTTGGCTCAGGGTACACGCATCCAAAAGTTGTAAAGTTCCACCCTCTGAATCCAACACGATTTTTTGGGTAAAAGTTTTCCCATTGGATAAGATGGTTTGAGTGTTGAAGCCGGAAAAAGTAAACGTACCTGCACCCGATAAGGTAGTCCCTGTGCCATTACTTAAATTACCAAAGATAGTGGGAGAGGCGCTTACAGCTAACGTCATCGCCGTAGTTCGACCAGACATATCCAGAGTACCAATATTCCAATTACTAGATATTGTTATTGTCCCTGTGACACTACCCGTATTCGTAAAAGTTGCCGTGTCTTGCGCCAAGGGGAAGTTCCCTGCGGCTGGTGTCCCCCCAGCGGTAGTAGCCCAACCTGTTGCCGACCAAAGTTGAGCACCGGACAGATTCCAGTACACCGTTTTAGCAGCGGCAAAGGTAATATTCGTGTTGCCCTTACAGTCGCCAAAAGATGTGCCCGACCAAGTGCCTGCTGCACCAGCCGCAGTAATATCTTGAAAATCGCAATGTGGGATTGAAATAGCCGCTGTAGTGATGGTGCGTGTAGTTCCGACACTACTGCTTTTAAACATTACGCGCTGAGTAATAGCACCACCAGTAGCCGTTAGCGTACCCGTAACCGTTTGATTGGCTGCGAACGCCACCGACTTAACACCAACCGTGGGGGCGGTAATTGACAAGTTCGTAAAGGTGTTAGCCCCCGTGATGGATATTGCAGCAGCAGCGGTAGTAGAAGTCGCTGATACGCTGTAGAAGGTAAAGCCGTTACCAGCGATAGTTACTGCGTTACCCGTTGAAACTATTAACTGTGAAGTGCCTGCACTAAATGTTCCAGCGCCACTAAAGTTGATTGGGGTTGATTGCGAACCCGGCATTGTTACCACAGCCGAACCTGCATTCAACGTACCACCAGAAAAAGACAAACTCCCATCGTTAAGCGTCACCGCAGAAGTATTGAGATTAAGAGTGCCCGATGTTACTGATAAAGCTGTTCCGCCCGGAGATGTAGCACTCACCGTAGAACCGTTGAATGATGCTGTACCCCCCGAAACTAGAATAGTGCCATTAGTGAGCGTTAAGCTGTAGTTACTAACAGACGTGCTAAAAGTTCCTGCTGAGACGGTAATAGCCGGAGAAGAATTGCGTGTCGTAGTTAAAGCAGAACCGAGAGTCCAACCGCCTCCGGTCCCATTAAACACTGTTGGGCACGCAAGAGACACACCATTAGTAGTTACTGTTTTCCCGGTGGTAGTGGCGTTAAATGTAGTCGTGCCCGTGCAAGTCCACAAGGTTCCTGCGAGTAGCGTCATCGACCCGCTAATCCCGAGTGAACCTGTACTAGAAAAAGTAACTACACCCGCAGATACCGTAAGGTCAAGGCATAAACGACCAGCGCAAGTGACGGTATAAGTACCAGCTTGGTCAAAGAAAACAGAGTCAGCAGCGGTGGGCGCAGAAGCGCCGCCTGCACCGCCAGTCGTTGCTGACCAGTTTGTAGTGGTTGTGGTGTTCCACGTACCCGCGCCACCAACCCAAAAGCGATCTGCCATTTATATCACCCTAGCGTATGTGACGCCCTCTACGTCTATAAGGTCTTCGGGAGTAGTGGTATTTACTGGTGCCGATACTAAGGCGACCCAGTTATCAACCCGCTCCTCTTTCAGCAATTGAATTTCTTCATTTGAGAAATTGTGGTCATCCGCAAGGTGCAGTGCGTCTGCGAATTTACCGTATTGCGTTTCAAACTCGAAGTCGATTTTCATGCTTACCTCCAAAAACAAATACCCGCCGAAGCGGGTACTCAAGAACCTACGTTCAACCCGCTAATTAGCCAGCAAGGGACAAAGTGTATGTGACGTTCAGTGTATCACCGGAAGCAAGGCTTCGATCTCCGGGGGCAGAGAAGTCGGCTGCAGAAAACAGGGTTCCTGTGGTGCCAGAAGCTGCGCTGCAAAGGAATGCACCGCCAACAACCTGAGTTCCGGTAATGGCGAATGAAGCGGGAGAAGCGGTGTTCGTAGCTACCGATGGGTTGGCATTTGTAGCGGCTGCAAAAGTGCACGCCTTACGGTTGCCTGTGTATGGGTTCACTTCAGTCCAACCACCGTGGGTCAGCAAAGTGTCGCCAGCGGCTGGGCTGTTTGATGCGGCAGCGCCGTACAAGCCAATGAACCACGAAGTGATCTGGGTTGTGCTGGTCAAGCCTGCGCCACACATATACTGCAGGCCAACGTTAACCACAAGGTTCTTTTCCTCGGCGGTCCACTTCAACTTGCCATCTTTGTCGTAGCAGGTCATGGTGAATCTACCAAACGCCAAGGCGCCTTCGCGTGAGCGAGTACCGCACATCAATCCGCTGGACACAGTGTCGGCGGTTGCAATTTTTTCGTTTGACATAGTAGCCCTTTAAGGTAAGCGAATCAAAGCAGAAGTTGCTGAGTTAACAGGCATCTGCAAAGTGAAGGTTGTTGTCGGCGTTTTGTCTGCGCCAAAATCAAGCACCGCAACGGCTTTGTTGCCCTTGCTGGCGTTGTAAATCAGAGCACCGCGAGTTGTAAATGCTGCGGGATTCCATACGGCATCGGCAAAATCTACGTAGGCCGTGGTCCCAGATACCATTACGGTAGTTCCTGTAAGAGCTTGGCCCGTAGCGGTGTAACCTGTACCCGATACTTCGCCTGCGATCGTATAAATCGTAGTGTCCGCATTCAGGTTTGCGTTTGACGTGTACAAGGCGATCTTGAACGTATCGACGGAGAAGTCATGCACCGCCAGCAGAAGCTGTTGCTTGAACGAGGTGGTTAGTGTTTGGACAAACATGTTACTCGACCCTCACCCGTGCTTGGCCTGTGCGGTAGCTATCGGTGCGCTCAAGACCGTCACCCAGACGTTTGGCCAAAGCCATTGCGTCTTTGTACTTGGTGTCGTACAGCGTGATGATGTCGGCTTCGCCCTTCAGGTACGTGTACGCTTCGACCAAAGACCCATACAACAACACAGAGTCCATGTTGTCGCCCAACCATGTCTGGCCACCTGCAACGGTGGTGATCGACTCAGGGTAGTAGAAGTAGTGCAGTTCTACGGCGTAAACGTTGTTTGGCGTTGGGCCAAGCATGAACGTAAGCTCTGCCGGATTTGTAGACACCGGGCCGAACAATGCGTAGTACTTGGGGGCACCTGTTGCCGTGGGGTTAGGGTACGCCTCACGGATGAAGTTAACGTCCTTGTTCAGCAAGTACGTGTAGTCACCTGTAACAGGGTCGATAGCCGCCATTGAGTACGATGCAAGGAAGTCGCCCGGACAGGCTAGGTACTTGTTGCTGGTGCTCGTACTACCCGTCACGTTTTTGCGCAGGGAGGGGAACTGAACGGTGTTGTAAATGCGCTGCTCTGCCTGCGTAATGAACGTGTTCATCGCAGTTGTCGGGAACGTGTTCTCCGTGTAAGTGGAGATTGCTGTGACTAGAGCAGCGT